TTCACGTGCGGCTGTAACACGGTCAAAGACTGAAAGACCAAAAGTGTACAAGCCACCTTCATCTCTTGATGCACCGCCAGCGCCAGACGGCTTTAGGCACAGATGGATCAGGGCTGAATCTGTAGGTTTCCAAGATAGTAAAAATATTTTTGGAAGACTTAGAGAAGGGTATGAATTAGTGAGAGCTGATGAATACAAAGATTCAGACTACCCAGTTGTGACTGACGGCAAATACGCTGGAGTCATAGGAGTCGGAGGCTTGCTCTTGGCAAGGATACCCGAAGAACTCGCGAAGTCTAGAAGCGCCTATCAGAAATCACTTTCTGAAGGGCAGGACGAGGCAATTGAAAACGATCTTCTGAAGGACCAAGACAGACGAATGCCTATCAAAGTTGATAGAAGTTCAAAGCACACTTTCGGTGGTACTAAGAAGTAATTCCCAAACTATCGATAGTTAAATATAAACCCGTACTGGAGGCCGTTTAACGACGGCAGGTACATTAAGGAGTAAGCACTATGGCTAACAAACAAACAGCTGGTTTCGGTCTTGAAGCTTCTGGCGTAATGGGACAAACTCCCGCTACTTCAGGACAAGGCAGATACTGGATAGATGCTGCAGATGCTACTGCGATATACAACGGTGAACTCGTAAGAATCACTGCTGGTTATGTCGTAACTGCACAGGCAGCTGTAACAAACCCTACACAGGGTGTGTTCAATGGTTGTTTCTACAACGATGCAACTACATTGAAGCCAACTTGGGTAAATTATTATCCAGGTGGTATTACTCCAGCAAACAGTGAAGACATTAAAGCGTATGTAATGGATAATCCATTCCAGATTTACAATGTAGTAACTGATGCACAAATCGCAGCGAACGTTCCAGCTTCTCATGCTAAATTCATGGAAACTTATGGAATGAACGTTTCGGCTACATCAGGAACTGCTTCTGGCGGAAGATCTTCTTCTACGCTAAAAGTCTCAGCTGGTTCACATGCAACTAACAATCAATTTAGATACTTAGGTGACGCAGAGGATCCTGAGAACAGCGACGTAACTGCAGCTTTCGCTACAGTTAGAGTTGTTCAAGCTCTAAATGATTTAGTCATGGATACATAATATAGGAGCATAAAATGGCAATATCACGAGCACAGCTAGTTAAAGAACTAGAACCAGGCCTGAATGCACTATTCGGGCTGGAGTACAAAAGGTATGACAATGAGTCTGCCGAAATATACAACACAGAATCAAGTGACAGAGCTTTCGAAGAGGAAGTAATGTTATCTGGTTTTGCTAACGCAGATGTAAAAGCAGAAGGTCAAGGCGTTTCATACGATCAAGCGCAAGAGACTTACACTGCTCGTTACACTATGGAAACAATTGCATTAGCTTTTGCAATTACAGAAGAAGCAATAGAGGACAACCTTTATGACAGACTTTCTTCTAGATACACAAAAGCTTTAGCAAGATCCATGAGCAATGCTAAGCAGGTTAAAGCAGCAGCACCTTTAAACAATGGTTTACCAGGGGTTGCAGCAGCATCAGCTTTCCAAACAGGTGATGGCAAAAATTTATTTGCTACTGATCACCCTACAGTAAGTGGAACTGATGTAAAAAACACGCTTACAACGCAAGCTGACTTAAACGAAACTTCATTAGAACAAGCACTGATTGATATCGCTGCTTTCACTGATGAGAGAGGTTTAAGAATCGCAGCTAAAGGAGTTAAAATGATAGTTCCTTCTGCGAACCAGTTCAATGCTGAGAGATTGATGAAATCTCAAGGTAGAACTCAGACAGCTGATAATGACATCAATGCAATCAACTCAATGGGAATGATTCCTCAAGGTTACAGAGTGAACCATTTCTTAACTGACGCTGATTCATTTTACATTATCACGGACGTTCCAAACGGTATGAAACACTTTGAAAGAACTCCATTGACAACTTCAATGGAAGGTGATTTTGATACTGGAAACGTAAGATACAAAGCTAGAGAAAGATACGTCTACGGATGTTCTGACTATAGAGGTATTTACGGCGTTGAAGGTGTATAATACACATTAATTTATGGGGCCGCCTTAAAACGGCCCCATTTATCTAACAAACTGGTGAGATACATGAAAAAATTTTTAGTAAATATTTGGGCCTACAACCATCACGCAAAATTTAAAGTATTATCAGAAGATAATGCTGAATCCCTAGAAAATGCAATCCTTGACAAAATTGGAGAAAAGAGTATAAAATGGGAAGATCTTGGAATTAGTTATGATGACAAGACTAACAGAATAACCTATGAGGAGGTTGTTGATGATACAAGACCTTTACAAACAAAAAAGGTCCTGGGAGTTGAAGTGGGAACAGGAGCATCTGTCTAATGGTAGATACACTCTTGAAATGGTTCGGATCGATGACAAAATCAAAGAAGTCATCACTGAAATCAAGCTTGAAGAAGCTAAAATTGCACATAGGCAAAATACTGTCGAAGGTGTGGCTCCCCAAGTTTCTGTAGCTACTTAATAAAAAAGCTACATCGTTGAATAAATCACATTCACATTACAGGCTCTCTTGCACTCTACTAAAATGTAGTATATAGTTTTTTTACTATACAATTAATCAGAACGTAAACGAGTATAGTCGACGGCCTAGAGATTACGTTCGTAAACTAGGAGGATATAATTATGGCAACAACTACATTTTCGGGACCAATTAAAGCGGGATCGATAAGACAAGGAGCTAGCGCAAACTTGGGATTTGTAAAAATGTCTCAAAGTGCAGCTTTTACACAATCAACTACAGCAGCGAGCACTGGAATTATAATTCCAGCTAACTCACAAATAACAGAAGTTACTGTTTACATCACAACTGCTTGTGATGGTGCTTCTCAAAACTTAAGTGTTGGTACAAGTAATACTTCCAATGAACTATTTTCAGCATTAGCGTTAGGTACAGCAGCTAATGTTATTAAATTTGGATCAGCTGGAACTATTACAGATGCAGATACTTGGGCAGATGTAGGATCAAGCGATGTATCAATTTTTGTTGATATGTCTGCTGGTTCAGCTGGTAGAGGTTTTATTACTGTAGATTACATACAAAATAATAATCTTGCGTAATAATTAAATAATTTGGTGCTCCTTCGGGAGCACCTTTTAAGGAGAATAAAATATGTCATCTATTTCAAAGGTAAAACAAAGCATAGTTTTAACTACGAGTGGACAGTTACAAAAATTAAATCCGAGCGATGGTTCTGCGATAACTATTACTAAAGCTCAGATTATGACTGTTTATGGACAAGCTTCAAATTCAGATGCTGAAATAAAAATTTATAATGAGGTTGGTTCTGGTGCTACGGCAAAATTACTAATTTTTCATGGTAAGTTTGGAACAACAGCTAATGAAGTTCAAGAGTTTAAATTACCCGGAATTGGTATTTATGCTGACACTGGTTGTTATGTTGCTTTGACTAACTGTGATTTTTGTTACGTAGCCGGTACATTTTAAGGAGTAATTAATGGCGAATACAACATCCTCGTCTTACTCTTTTGATCAGAATTTTTCTATTGATGAAATAATTGCTGATGCATACGAAAGAATAGGTTTGGTTGGGACTGCAGGTCATCAAATTAAAACTGCAAGAAGATCATTAAATATTCTTTTTCAAGAGTGGGGTAATAGAGGAATACATTTTTGGGAAGTAGGAAATACTAATATAAATTTAGTTGAAGGCTCTACTACTAACATTGATGCTACAGCAGAAGGTTCTGGTGTTTATACTTTTTACAGAAACTCAAGCGATGTTCCTGGAGGAGGAGAACCACCACAAGCTACAACTGTGCCTACAGCAAATGTGTATGGTATTTCGGATATTCTTAATGTTACTTACAGACAAAATTATAATACTACAAATCAATCAGATATTGGTTTAACAAAAGTTGCAAGAGATGCATATTCAGCAACTGCAAACAAAGCATCCAAAGGAACTCCTTCACAATTTTGGGTTCAAAGATTTATAGATAAAGTTACAATAACTATTTATCCATTACCAAATTCAACAGCAGCAAGTAATTTTCTTAATGTATATTACGTAAGAAGAATTCAAGATGCAGGAGCATATACAAATGCAAGTGATACACCATTTAGATTTGTTCCTTGTATGGTATCAGGTTTATCTTATTATTTAGCAATGAAGTTTGCACCACAAAGAGTACAAGAAATGAAATTGCTTTATGAAGATGAATTGGCAAGAGCACTATCGGAGGATGGATCAGCGGCAAGTACGTATATTACACCGAAAACCTATTATCCAAATGTATAATGGCACGATTTTCAAAAGGAAGAAGAGCACTAGCAATATCAGATAGATCAGGTGCAGCATTTCCATACAATGAAATGGTTAAAGAGTGGACTGGAGCTTGGGTACATATTTCTGAGTTTGAACCTAAACAACCACAATTACAACCACATCCTGTAGGAGCAGACCCACAAGGTTTACAACATGCACGACCTGCAAGAACAGAATTTCCAGTAGAAGATATTTTACCAAATGATCCGTTTACAACAACAGCAGCTTCAGGAACGTTAAGTGTATCTTTTCCTAATAATGGTTTTAATGAAGGAACCACACACGTAAGATTTAGAGAAGTAAAAGTTCCTGTAGGTGGTGTTGCTGTGTCAACTCTTGAATTAGAAACAACATTAAATGGAAACATAAATGATTCTGTTGCTACAATAACTTTGACAGATGCCACTGAGTTTCCAACTTCTGGTTTTATTATAATAGAAAAAATGAATTCTGAAACTGGTGCTTTTGAAAACGAAACTATACAATACACAGGTAAAGCTGGTAATAATTTGACTGGTTGTACACGTGGAACATCTGCGCCGTACAGAGGGGTAACACCTACACCAACAAAAGCAGGAACCCACACAAGTGGAGCTAAAGTATTTGGATCTTATTTAGCTACAGCCGTATCTACAACTATAGTTGTTGGTCCACAACCAACACAAACAGAAACACAATACAATTCATTAACCGTGCCCCTTGTTTCAAACGCAACTAGCACGGCAACAGGAGGCGGTTTTCAGTGTACAATTGGACCGATAAATGATAGAGGTTAATTATGGCATATAGTTATTCAGATTTAACAACAGATATTAGAAATTACACAGAAGTAGATGCCAATGTGTTTACAGCTGCTGTTATAAATGGTTTTCTTCGTAATGCAGAACACAGAATAAATTTAGATTGTCCTATGGATTCTGATAGAATTCAAGCAGAAGCACAATTTGCTACAGATTTTAATTCAATTACAATGCCTGCTGGTTTACTATTTGTTAGAGGTCTCCAAGTTTACGATTCAACAACCGCTACTACAGGCGAAGGAGTATGGTTAGAAAGACGTGATCAAACTTTTATATCTGAATATGTTGGGGAATTAACAGGTACTGAAGGAGGTTCAGCAGGTCAAGATACAACAGGACTTCCTAAATATTATTCTATGTTTGGTGGTGCTACTACAGGTACAAGTACAGCTACTTCAGGAGCGATATATGTAGCCCCTACACCAGACCAAAACTACAAATATATTATTCATTATAATGCTTTACCAACAGGTTTAGAGACTAATACTGGGGGAACTTATATAAGTAATTATTTTCCTCAAGGACTACTTTATGCTTGTCTTGTAGAGGCATATGGATTCTTAAAAGGTCCGACTGATATGTTGACATTATATGAGGGAAAGTATAAAACTGAACTACAAAAGTTTGCAGCAATGCAACTTGGAAGAAGAAGACGA